TCTGCGCCGCGGCGCCCGTGGCTATCGCTGGCCCCAGTGACGGAGAACGGGACGCCACGGAAGGAGGCGTTGCGTAGCTCTTCGCGATAGCTCATCACATGCCCCCGAAGCGGTGGCCGGTCTCGACGGATGTAGGCACATCCCCCTTGACGCTCTTGACGCGGACTGCGGAGGTGTCGCCTTGGATCTCAAGGACAACCCTTGACTCTGATTGTCCGGGAGGCTGGAAGCCGGCCACCTGCTGCTGCCTGCGAATAGACGCGATGGTGTCTTGGTGCCTTAGTGACGCTGCCTGCGCTTCTCCAATTGTCCTGAAGTTTGCAGGCGATATTTCAGGCCTGTCGAACGACGCTATAGCGCCTCCGCTGAACGCCTCAACAGCTTTCTGCCTGATGCTTCCGCTCTTGATGACCTCTCTAGCCGGGGTCACGTCGTTGAGCGAATCGTTGATCATCGAAACAGCGGTCCCGACTGTCAACAGGGTGGCAATTAGCGGATGGCCTGCCAGTGCTGCCTGCGTGGCCGTAAACGCCCCGACAAGACTAACGCTCAGGTTCTTGCTGAGCCACAGCACTGCGCTAGAAACCTCCCCGATAGATTCGGCGATAGCGTCCCAGTCGGCACCCTCGATCGCCGACGCCAGTTTCGCGACGTTCTCTGACACGTTCTGCGCGATCAGCTTGTCATTCGCGAGCAGCCACTCCTCCAGCTTCTTCAGGTACGGCGTCATCACGGGGACTAGGTCTGCGCCGATGCCCCTCGCGACGCTGCCGGCTGCCTCGCCAGTGTCCTGCAGTTGGTCCGTGAACGCCTCGGCGTGCTTGGTCTGCTGTGGCGTGATCAGGTTGTACTTGTGGGCCTCTTTTCGCAGTTTCCTGAACGCCTCTACGCCGCCCTCGGTTATGCGGATCACTCGCTTGCCGACGCGCCCGAATGCGGCCTTGGCCAGCGCAGCCCTGTCATGGCTATTCTCTATCTTCTCAAGCGACCCGATCATGATGTCGAATGCTTCAGACGCGCTATTCGTTGCCTTGATCTCTTCTAGCAGCGCTGGCGATGCCTTCCTCAGGATCGTAACGAGAGTTCCCGTCCCAGCCCTTGCATCACCTATGCGCTCTGCCAGGCCTTCGATTGCCTTCTTGGTCCACTCAGACGACAGTCCGGCGTGCCTCGCGGCGAAGTCTAGCTCCTGTAGCGCGATGACTCCGACGCCTGTCTGTTTGCTCATTTTGGCGAGTTCGTCGCCAGCCTTGGCCCAGTCCAGCGTGAGCTTCGTGATCCCGGCCGCGGCGGCCGCAGCGCCGACAACGCCGATCCTGGCGATGCTACCGGCCGCCCTCTTCGACGCGCTCGAGATAGATGACATCGTCCGCTTGGCAATACGCTGCGCTCGTCTCAGCCCGGGGCTGAGCTTGTCGTCTACTGTGAGCTTTGTCTTGACTTCGAACTTCTTAGCCATCCTCGCCCTCTTCGATAGCGTCCAGGAGCATATGCAGCCGGGCGGGAGTGAGGTTCAGCACGTCGCCGATCGGCTGGTGCAGGTCGAGTACCAAGGTCTTGATCAGCGGTCCAACGGCTTGGCCGTAGTCTATATCAACTACTCGTCCGTCGTCTCGGGCTCGTCCACGTCTGCGCCCGAAGGCACCAAAAAAGGGGTGACACCCTCGATGATGGCCATCCAGTCGTTGGGAGACGCGGACCTGACGTCGACCTCTGGCACGTCGGACAGCAGGACCGTAAGCCTGATCGCTTCCTCGAGCGACGGGCCAGCGTTCTTGACGAAGTCGCGCACGTTCACGCCAGAGTCGGCGATCTCGCCTAGCGTTGGCTCACGCTTGAACACGATCTCCGTGCGGGCGTTGGTGCCGACGCCGATTGGCTTGCTGAGCTTGATCGGGTCCATGTGCTACCTCGGCATGCAGGACGAGCCGAAGAGCTCGAAGGAAGCCTCCCCGCTGTCCGCGTCGTGGTCGATCTTGTCCATGACGAAGGCGCCCTGCAGGTCGTATGTCGTCCCGTTGATGAGCGAGGCGGTCACGGTCCCGCCTTCAAGGCGCTGCAGCAGGGCCAAGGACACGCCCTCGGCCATGACGAGTGTCCCGGAGATCCCGGGGGCGATGTTGATCCGCTTGACGTGGACGCCCTGCTGATGGTCAACAAGGGCCTCGTTCGACGTGTTCGACGGGGAGATGACGAACGATCCGGTGGTCGAGTATGGGACGCCGTCGATGGTGAACGACAGGGATCCGGCAATGGGCTTGGCCATGGGTCAATTCCTCCTAGAAGCGGAACGAGGTGCGGGTTGCCGTCTTGGTGAGCGACCCCGTCATGCGTGCCGGGTTGAAGATGTCGACGCGGTTCCGGTCTCCGGTGCCGTCCTGGAAGTTGCGTTTCACGACCAGCTCGTCGGCGTACCCGTCGTAGTCGCGGCAGTAGCCGAGTCGAATCCACTCACGGTAGCGTCCGAGGATTCCGCCCTCGATGGTGCTAGGCGCGACGTAGGTGCCATCGGACGGCGCGCCAGGGGGCAGCGGGTCGTCAGTCAGCACGGCGCGCGGGTACTTGGTCGACAGGTGGTTTTCGAGGTCGCGGTTGGTCTCCGTCAGCTTCGAGATCGTCGTGTACTCGCGGTAGGCGTCGTCGTCCTCTCCGCCCGCGTCCGTGGTGTAGGTCGTGATCGCTTCCTGGATGTGGACGCTTCCGCTCTGCGTGTAGTACGTCGTCGCGATGCCCTCGCCCAGCAGGGTCTCGACCTCGATCTTGTTGAAGCGGTCGCCAGGCGCCGGGGCCATGTTGCCCCGGACCTCGAGCTTCAGGTACGGCCGCGCAGCGTTCGCGCGGTTGGCAACGGCGATTGCGCCCATGACGCCAGCGCCCCACGCCCACGAAGCCGTCAGGCTCAGCGGGTCGTAGACTCCGACTGCGCCGCCGTCGTCAGATCCCTCGACGCCAAAGCACGAGAAGTGCTGATCGTCAACGAGCGCGCCGTAGGTCACGAGTTCGGACTGCGTCGCCTGCTTGCCCATGAAGACGTGCCCGTAAATCTTGCTGTCGTAGGACCAGCGCCCCGTGGCGTCGTTCATCTCGGCGGCAAGCAACGCGACGTTGGTCGTGTCGTTCACGCCGCAGTTGATGAAGTCGAAGGGCTCGTCGCCCATGGCCGCGATGGCGTTCGTCAGGTCGATCGTTCCAGCTCCGGCAGCGAGCTCGCCCATGTTGTTCGTGTAGGCGATGCTGACCCCATCGGGCAGCACCTCTCCGCCAACGGCTCCCTTTTCGTTGTACTTGATGCGAACATCGTGGAACAACGTCGAGTTCAGGCGCGCCGTGAACGTCACAACGCCAAACGCGCTGGTCGCCGTTAGGTACGGGCTGTCCGCGAGAACAGCGGCCGCGATAGACGCTGCGATCGTTGTCTCGCTATCGCCTGCTGAAACATCTACAGGGATTCGCTCTACAGATCGGTCGCCCGTGTAGACATAGAACGTTCCGGCCGCAGCAACCCCTGTCGTCACTGTCCATTTCCCGGTCGCCGCAGATCCGCCGGCAATCGTAACGCCGATCGCGAACAAGCGCCCGATCGGGTCGCTGTCGCGGTATCGCTGGATCTGGTGATAGATCGGCGACCCTGTCCCGAACAGTGCCGCAGCGTGCCCGACGCTCGACACCTCATACAGGGTGTCAGCAGACGCATCGTTGCCGCTGGTGCTGAATACGCCGATGATGAGCGCGCGCTTGGTGGTCCCGCCGCCGCTGGCCTGTGAACCGTCGTTTTCGATGTAGTTCCCGGGCGTGTTGATCTGGCTGGGGATCTGGTCGAAGCTGATACCGGTCATGGCCTAGCCCTCCTTCTTCTTCGGCTTGGCGTCGGGCTTGACCTCGACGAGGTCGCCACGGAGCAAGCGGCGCGTGATGTACGATGTCTGCGTGACCTCTACCGGGTCAGGCGCGAAGTAGACACGCCCTCGCCTCTGCCGCGGCTTCGGAACCTTGAGGTAGCCGAGCTCGGTGTTGTCGGCGCGAGGCTTGACGGTGATGCGCTTTACGATCATGGCGTGCCTCCGGTGAGGTCCGTCTTGACCTCGGTATCAGGCGCGGAGCCCGCGCCGTCGATGTCGGTAGTTGTTCGGACGCTGGTCAGCGCGTCGCCCTCAGTCGTCAGCGGCTCGTACTGGTAGATATGGACGAGGTCCACGTTGATCTCGGCCACGGCGTGCTCGTACTCTGCCGTGGCATCCAGCCTGTAGGCTGTCCGCAGGTTCTCGAAGCGCTCGAAGTCTGTACGGAATTCTGAGATATGCACGAGTCGGCGCTTCACGTCGTCTGCAAGTTCTGACGCCGATTGCGCGACCGTGGACCCCGCTACTGCGCGCACCCTGGCGTCGATAGCCAGCGTGTCTGTGCGCCGCATCCTTCCGTCCAGAATTGAGCTCGTAGCAGCGTCATCGGATCCCGTGACGTAGATAGAGATCGCCGGCAGGTCTTCCGTGTTGATGGAGTCCATGCGGGACTTTTCGACGTTGGTCCCCGCCGCCGTGTTCCCATACAGCGCGGTGTAGGCCAGGTCGATGATGTCTTGCGGCGTGTACTGAGCCACTACGTCCTCTTGAGTATCAGTTTCGCGTCACCGTTTCCGGTGGTCTGAACGTCCTCGACACGGAAGCCTATGCTGTCTACGGTCAGCGTGTCGCCCTGCAGCGGAGCCACGCTCAGGTCAGCTAGGCGGATATCGAGGACAGAGGCGAGGTCGGTGCCGGGGGATTCGGCAGACCCCGCCTCTATCCATCGACGATCCAGGGGCATCCGGATTGATTCGGCGACCAGCGTCGACTTTGGCGTGTACACGACCGCGACTCCGTAGAAGTCGCGAACCGTTACATTCGCCGCGTCGGCATACGCCGCCCAAGCCATGATACCCCCTTGGCGCTACGGAAGTTGGACGATCGCTTTGTACGTCGTCTCGGCGGTCTGGTTCGCAAGACAGGTGACGTCAACTGACCCGTCGCCCTGCAGCTCGGCCATCTCCAGAGCGGCGTCACTGCCTGACACCGCGACACACGAAACGACCGTGCCGCCGACCAGCGACGCGGCGGCCCCGCTAGACCCAGTGTTGGCTCCAGCGCTAACCGTGATGGTCACGACAGCGAGCGCCAAGATGTTGTCGAGGCTGATCGTCAGATCGGACCCCATCGCGTCCTCGGCACGGTAGCCCTGGTAGTTGCCCTGCGCGTCGAAGATCCGCAACTCGGCGCCGTAGTTTCCAGCGCTGGCCGGCACGACGTAGGCGTCTGCGCCACGCTGTGTCTTGTCGGCGCCGGCGGCGACGAGTAGCTGGTTTGCAGCGGTAGCGGCGGCGGGCTGCGTCGGCACGTCGGCCACGGCGATACCGGCGTCGCTCTGCGCGCGGTCAGCGGCAGCAGTCTGGACGAGGTTGCCAGCCCCGCCAACGGCGGCCATCGTAGGCAGGTCGTCAGCAGAGATCCCGGAGTCAACCGTAGTCCGGTCGGCGCCAGCATACTCTACGACGTTGCCAGAAGTGCCAACCGCGGCGGCGGTCAGGCACTGGTCAATCTGCGCCGCCTCGCTGAACGATCCGGCGTTCAGGTAGACATCAACCAGCACGGCGGAAGAGGCAGCGTCCGCGGCGGCGATGCCGAAGGGCTTGTCGGTGTCGGTCTTCGTGACCTCGTCGCCGGAGTCGCTCCAATAGAGTAGGTCACCGGCCGTGATGACCAGCGGCGCCGCCTTGGTGACGTTCTTGGCAAGCCCACTGCGCTGGATCGCGACCTGATCGCCGGACGCGGCGTCCGCGATCGCGATGCCTCGCAGGTTCCCGCCAATCTCCACAACGTCTCCGCTGGAGATCGTGGCCGGCGCGGTGACTTGGATTTTGTCGATGTTGCTCTGAGCGATGTATGGTTCGAGAGCCATGGTTCAGTTCCTCCTGTTTCCGGTCTACGCGCCGGGGTTCTTGTAGAAGCCGCGGAAGTCGACGGCCCGATAGCCGAAGTTCAGCGTGACCTTGACCTTGAGGTCGTCGGTGTCGAAGTCGATGGTGCGCCCGACCTGGGGGCCCTGGGCGCCCTCGAGCCAGCCGTAACGCATGGTGTCGACGGTGCGCGGGTCCATGATGCCATACCACTCGTTACCGGTGATCTCGGCGTCGGTCACGGTCTCGAGGCCGTTGAAGTAGTCGGGGCGAATGGTCGCCTGCGTCGCCGGGGCGAACTGGCCGAGGGTCTGCGCGCGGGACTGCCGCGTGCTGTGGCCGCCGAGCCAGTACTTGGGCGTCGCGTTGATCTTCGTCGAGGCGTCGATGTCGGTGAACGCGGAGACGGCCACGAACATCGCGTTGAGCGTGGTCTGGCTCGGGGCAGCGCCAGCGCCGGCGAGGTTGCCGTGGTCGGCGTGGAACAGCGCCTTGCTGTCCTCGGCCATGGTCGGGTTCGCGGCGAGGTGCGCGTATACCAGCGAGTTCTCTTTGCGAGCGCTGGAGGCGCCGAGAGCCGCGGCCACGTCCATGAACGCGCCCAGGTTGTCGTCGACCATCATCTCGAAGGTGAAGGGGAGGCCGGTGCTGTAGCGATAGAGCTGCCAGCCCTGCTGCGTCTCGGTCACCTTGCCGTAGATCGTGGGGGCGCCCTCGGCCTTCAGGGCCAGGGCGGGGGCCGCCGAGCGACGGACGATGTTCATCGTCTTGAAGTCGGGCAGGTCACGCCGGCTCGACCACACCTGATAGGTCTTCGGGGCGTCCTCGTAGGCGGTGCCGAGCACCTTGTTGACGCCACCGGCCAGGATCTTCGGGAAGTCCGACGTGGACATCGCAAGCTCGGCGCGCCGGGAGCGGCCGTCGCCTTCGTTCGAGCGACCGCTGACACGCTCCGTGGTCTCGACAAGGGACAGGCCATAGAAGCGCTTGCCGTTGTCGTCCAACTCGAACTTGCCAGGGTCGGCACGGTGCAGGAGAGCATTCAGCGCGCCCTCGCGCCTCGTGTCCCGCTCGTCATGCTCCACGCTGAGCTGCGTGCTGCGCGGGTTGATGTCACGGTTGTCTGCCTTCTCGGCGGCCATGGTCAGGATCTTGTCCTTGGCGTCGCCGTGGGAGAGGGACTCGAGGCTCTGGCCCGTCATGCCCTCGACGTCGTCATCGGACAGGCCGAACCGCACGCCCATGTCCGCGATGAAGGTGTTGCGTGCGCTCAGGGCGATCGTCGCCTTGAGCTCATCGTTCTCTTTGGCGAGCTTCGCAGCGCGCGCCTTCTCTTCGTCGAGCGCCACCTGCGCCCCACTCGGCTCGTTCTTGGTGGACATATCGTCCTCCTTATGGTTGTGGGGCGGCGCCCCTTCGGTGCTTGTCTTTGCGAGCGTAAACGCATCCTTGTCCGCCTGGACAGGGGTTCCGCTCAACTCGAACGGCTGCCACTTCGTCGCTGTGTGCAGGTCTCGCTGACCGTCGCGCTCTTCGATGCGTCGCTCCAGGATGTCAACGCCCATGGAGATCCCCTTGGAAAATCCCTTCTGGATCTTCTTGATGCTGGGGGCGTTCTCTGGGTCGTCTGCCAGTTCGACGAACTCGACGCCGGATACCGCCTTCCCGCCATCGAGCCTGGCTCCTGCGGTCCTTCCGATCGTGTTCTTCACGTCGGCCCGGTGGTCAAGGAGGAACGGGGCTCCCGCGTTCAGGCGAGAAAAGTCCGCGGCCTCTTCTGTCATCTCGAAGACGAGCTCATAGGGCTCGGTCCAGAAACCGCCACGGAGCACCACGGCGCCGCTGTAGAACTGGACATCCATGGTGTTGGTTTCGGCGTTGAACGTTTCCGGGACAACTGTAGCCGCCAGGTGCTCGCTCTGCGATTGTTTGAACAGGCGCTCACTCATCGTCGTCGCCCTCCTCTTCTTCGACTGTAACGTTTTGTGACACAGCGTCAAGGGAAACTCCCTTGCTATCGGCGTAAGCCTGTGCCGCTGCCCACTCGTCGATAGTCTTGCGCCAGTCGCGACCCTTCGACCCGATCACGTCCTGCGGGCTGCGGGTCTTGCTCTCAAGCTCCAGCTTGTCGGCGTTCGCTTCCTTGACGCGGTCGATGTCGACATGGGCCGGACGGCTCCACTCGGGATAGCGCTGCGCGGTCATGGGTAGCTGCCCAGTGAGCATCGCGGCGTCGACAAACCAGCCATAGACGATGTCTAGCGCCATGGAGATCAGGAAGTTCTCGCGGGTGTTCTGCTGCTCGCCACGGAAGTTCAGGAGCCCGGCGCGGATGCTGGAGTAGTTGACGCCCTCGAGGTCTCCGGTCATCTGCTCATAGGTAGAGCCAGCGCCAGCCGCGATAGCGTGTAACTCCGCCTTCAGGTACGAAGGGTATGACGTGTCAGAGACGGACTGCGGGAACGTTGTCTGCGAGCCTTCAGGCGTCGGGATGACAGCTCCTGGCCCGATGTTCTCTAGCATCCTGGCCGGCGTCTGCCCGTCGCTCTCTGCGCCGCCAGCAAGTCCTGTCTCGTCGCCACCGTTCACGAAGGCCACGACAGACGCCCTTAGGCGCTTGCCTATGCGCTCGCTCAGGCGGTAGCCGTCGAGCTGGTTCAGCGCCTGGATAACACTCGACAGCGCCGGTGCGCCCTGCACCTGCCCGGGTCGGTCGGGAAGGAAGAAGTGGGCGATCTCGGAGGCAGGCACACGCACGGACTGATCGCCGCCAAAGCTGCTCGACTCGGCCGGGTGCTGCTTGTAGACGTGGTAGGCGATGCGCTGTCCAATGCGGTTGAACTCGATGCCGCCCATGATGGTCGCGCCCTCGTCGTTGAAGGCGGTGTTCGTGTCCATCGTCGTGTCGAGCATGTCCGTTTCCATGATCTCGATCTGGAGCGGGACGGTAAGGCCATCGGTCTTTAGGCGCGGGCGGCGACGGATGAGGCAGCCACCGGACTCGTAGGCAGCATCGGAGATCACGGACTGAGCGCCGTTGAACCCCATGTCGCTGTCTACGATGCACTCGCGGGCGAAGTCTCGCCAAAGCTGGTCCTGCTTGTCTGACTTCGTGCGCGGGATGAGCCCGGTCCCGACGAGGCCGTGAGTCAGAGACTTGATCGCTCGGCGGGCGTGGGGGTTGTTCCTGACGAGGTAGCGACTGCGAGCTCGCAGCGTCGGCAAGCTGTCGAGGACCACGGATGTCGGACCCTCGGCGCCCGTGCCCCACGTCTTATCAAAGTATGGGCGCTTAGCGCCTTCGTAGGAAAGAAGGGCACCGGCCGCCGCGGCAAGCTGGCGGCGCAGACCGGGGGAGGTGTCCAGCGCATACTTTGCCGCAGCACCGGCCGCCCTGATGGCTCGGTCGGTAACGTCGTGACGGACTCGTGATGCGATGCCCATCAGTAGCCCTTATCGTATTCGGTGTAGGAGATCACGGGGGCAGTGAGGACGCCAAGCTCTATGCCGACCTCGCGGATAATGGCCTTCATTTCTTTGCGGGTGCGGAAGGTGACGTCTTTATCGCCGTGCTTGATTCGCAGCGCGCCCTGAGCGTAGGCGTCTTTGAGGCTATCGTATTGAGCCTGAGTCCACGTCAAAAGTCCATCCACGCGGGACGTCGCTTCTGCCTGGCCTCTTGCCTCGGCTCCTGAGCGGGCCCCTCGTGGTGAGTATCGTTTCGTGACACTCCACTGTCAAGGGTGGAATGTTTCGTGACAATTTGCTTGGCGACCTTGCCGAGTTTCCACCGGCCGCCCTTCAGCAGCAGGCCTTGGAGTGCGGCGTATGCGTAGACCCTACAGTCTAGGGCTTCGTTGCGAGCGCGGCGCTTCGTCCACACCTGTACTTTCTTGCCCGCCTTCTTGACCCCAACGAGAACCTCGGCGGTGAGCTGCTCGTAATACTCTCGGTCGCGGTCGTCCGGGAAATGGCAATATCCAGGGCCGGCCTTGGCGACGCGGAGGCGGGAGTACACGTCTCGCTTGGCGTGGTCAACGCCTACGATATAGAGCGCCACGTTCTTGGACTGGCCGACCCTCGAGGGAATAGACTTCCAGATCGCCCGCGGGCCATCGTCGCCCTTGATGCCGTAGATTCGCCTGCGGCTCTTCGTCCTCACGTAGCGGTAGGCCATCTGCGTGTTGTGGCCGCCTGTGTCGATGGCCACCGCGTCTGGCGCCCACGCCTTCAGCACCTCGTCGAGATCGTCCCACGCTTCGTCGTCGGACGGGTCGCAGTAGATGACGAGGTAGTCCCTGGACCATGACTCGTAGCCAGCGCCCCAGCCTACGCGCTCGAGCTCGAAGCGGTCGCCCTGCACGTCAACGCCTACCGTTGTGATGGTAGCTCCAGCCGGCGGGGCCATGGACCAGTCCACGTCCTTCTCTGCACGATCGGCCAACACTTCGATCTCGTTGCCGCTGAAGCCTTGGCCGGTGCCGGTGATGTCCCATGGCTGGGCGAAGTCGGTGTTGACGACGACCTGAAGCTCTACGGGGTCATCCTTGGCACGGACGAACTCGTCAGCGATCTCGCCCCACGTTCGCCACGGTGAGTAGAGCCCGGACAGGTGGTAGCCCTTGCGGCGGCCGGAGCCATCGTACTTCTCTTCGAGCTCTGAGGCCTCGACGTCCAGCGCCTTGGCGAGGACGGCGCGACGCTCCGGGGTGTCGGACCGCTGCCAGATCCCGTTGACAAGCATCTCCGGCTTTAGCGCGTCGGCGGTGGTCCTCGAGCACGACGGGCACTCCCAGACAGAATCAAGGGCGCGGCCCTTCGTCCATTTTACGTCTTCCCAGAGAAAAGCATGGACCACGCCGCAGCGCAGGCACGGCACCCAGTAGAGGCGCTGGTCCGTGGCTAGAAATGCCTTGGTGATCTTGGACTCGCCCTTGAGGTCCGGCGTGGACGTGATGACGATCTTCTTTCTGTCTCCGAATGTGTTGGCACGGCGGATCGCGATGGCTATCGGGTCACCCTCACCGCCCACGTCGTCGTCGTAGCGGTCGACCTCGTCTAGGGAAATCTTTGGGATGGGAGTGGACGCCAGGCCCGCTGGCGACGTGGCGCCTCGGACGAAGAGAGTGCCCCCAGTGTACGTCTTCTCGTACATGGTGCGGGCAGCGTCGCGTCCGCGCTTGGTGCTCATCTTGTCGCCGACTGCCGGCGTCACACCGGCGAGTCGTTCGAAGCGGCGCGCGAAGGCCTTACCCATCGGGTCGAGGTTGGCGTTGACCGCGAGGATTGAGCCGAGGCCATAGTGGACGGTGTGCCCGTGCCAGTTCTCGATAGCCGTGGTCTTGGCCGTCTGGGCCCCCCACATCAGCACGACGCGCTCGGTAGGGTCGTCCGGCCCCATAGAGTTCATCGGCTCGACGGCGTAGGGCGTCCGTGACGTGCGGTACTTGCCAGGCTCAGCCGCGTCTTCGTCTGCGAGGTAGCGGAATTCGTCTGCCCACTCGGCGACGGGGAGCATGATTGGCGGTTGCCATGGTCCGGGGTGCAGAGTCATTGGCTTGCCCTCAGCATTAGAAGTCGGAATGCAGTTGCCGCCACAGCCGAAACCTGCCCATTGCCAATGGCATCAAGTCTGTGCTTCCGATGGGCCACCCCTGTAGCCACTCGGTCCAGTCCGGCGACAGCGCCCCAGGCTTCTGGGTCTCCGTCGGCGGGGTCTCCGTCCCACCATCTGCGTGGGCAGCGTTCCTGAGCCTGCACTGCGTCGTCCTCTTGTCGTCCGTCCATTCCTTCCACGCTTTCGCTGACCCGGTCCTCCCCGCGTCTTCTACTGTCGGCGTGGGCCAGTTCTTCACAGCCGTCGACAGTCCATCCCCGCTCGTCGGGCTCAACCCCTTCTTGTTGTGGTTTCCCTTGACGGTCGGCGTCGGCCACAGGTCGTGCTTCGCCATTGCGCCAAGCGTCGGACGCTTGGCGGCCCCTGGGCTCGGGCTCTGGTTGAACCGCGCGCCCATCTCCTGAGTCGATGGCGTCGGGGAGGTGGTGCCCCATGCCGCTGCCACTAGATCCCCACGGTCGTTCTCCCTCGGCCATCCGCCCTTCGTCGCGTTGCACGCCTTGGGCGTGGGCCAAGATCCAGAGCCGCTTTCGTATGTGCGGAGCTCCGCAGTCGTCCGCACCCAGCACGCACCATTCCGCATCGTACCCCAGCGCGGCCAGGTCTCCGAGAACGGTTCCAAGGTACCCGTTAGAAGCGAGACCTGGGACGTTTTCGGCAAAGACGAACCTGGGTCGAACTTCGCGAACCACGTCCCGCATCGCTGGCCACATGTTGCGCGGGTCGTCCTCTCCGAGCTGCGCGCCTGCGACCGAGAACGGCTGGCAGGGGAATCCCCCAGACACGACGTCAACCAGTCCTCGATATCTCTCAGCGTACCCTGCACAGACGAATGCTCTGATATCGCCGAAGATTGGTGCTCGGTCAAAGATGCCATCGTCTATCCTTCGCGCGATCACGCGCTGGCAGTAGTCGTTCCATTCGACGTAGCCGATGACCTTGTGGCCCAGGAGCTTCGAGGCGTAGACGCCACCTCCTGCGCCTGTGAAGAGGGAGAGTTCAGTCAGCGTCATCCATCGACCTCGAGCGCCTTCATCAAGTCAGCAAAGATCGTGCGGGTCTCTGCCTCGATGAGCAGGCGGATCGCGCGGGCGTCGGTCATGCCGGCGACCTGGCTTGAGACCTTGGCGCCGATCTGCATTAGCAGCGTGCGGGCGATCGTGACCTCGCGGTCCTTGTCGTCCTGGGCTTCCGCGGCGTCGACGACTTCTCCCTTTGCCTTGGCGAGCTCGAGCTCGGAGCGGGCGGCGTCGGCCAGCATCTTGCGGGTGCGGGCTTCGTCGTAGGTGCCGGACTCTTCTCTCAGCGTCGACCCACCTTGTGGGCCGTCGAGCATTTCGTCTGACTTCTCGACGAGGACCATTGTCCTCCGTCCATCGTCCACTGTGGCGATCCTGCCCCTCTCAACCATCACCGACACGGCCTGCCTCGAAACGTTGCGGTGCCTAGCGTAGGCCGACTTTGTCAACCTGGTGTCACTCATGTCAAGCGCCCCCTATATTGTATCGTCACGGAGCAGTACATTGACAATGATTTCAACGTGTCTGCTAGAGAAATAGCGCACTCCACAGGTACC